ATAAAGTGAAAAGAGGGCCAGCCGCTTACTTTTAGTTCCATTTGCTCACCATCGAACTCACGGGGATTAAGACGATGAACAACCAATACAGCAAAAACAAAACTGGAAGAAGGAGGTAAATTTAAGCCTGGACGTGAAGTCCCTGAATATTTTTTCACCTCATAGAGCCTTTGAACTAAGCGACGATAATTTTTATCTATTTGCCCATAATCCTGAGCAGCACCAAAAATTCTCACACCCAATTTTTCAGACTGGGGGAGCCAGCGCCTTACTGAAACAGGCATGTCTTTAAAAAGTCGGGAGTCAAAGTAAACACCTAATTCGTCAATAAAAAGGTCACAGCCGCGTAAACTAGAAAGCTGGTCAATATCATGCCAATCATATAGCGGAACACCACTATTTTTACAAAGAGTTTTAAAAGAATCCGAAAAACTAAGATTGCCAACAATAGGACGACTAAAGCCATACTTTTTTTTCCAGTTTATCGAGTTTTTCAAAGAGTATTTCAACTGCTTTGAAAGCATTGCTGTCTTTCCACTTGACTCAGGGCCGGTGTAGACCGCTTTGCCGTGGTAATCGAAAAACGACATACTCACTTAATACCAGGAACAATTTCTAACGTCCACTGAGACAGATAAACGAGAGAGATGGCTATTTCTACAGCAAACATACTAAATATCAAACCAAAAACTACTACGGGGTCAACAATCGTGGTGAAAGGAGCAAGATAACTAAAAGCAGTAGTAAGAGAACTTTGAGTGCTAGCGGGGAGTCCTGGTGAATCAGGCAATATCATCAGAAAAGCGCGAGCTATTGAAACAAAAATGTTGAGGAAAACGAGAGTAATCATGAGCCTGTACTTATATGCTTAATAACATTTTGCACTCTAAAAAAAAGGTAGGTAAAAAAACTAAGCACAAGAGTTATCGAAACCATTGCCTTAATATTTGCTAGTGTATCACTGCCAGCATATGTAGACAACGAACTACTACTTAGTAAAGTAAAATCGCCACTTAGGGGAGAAGAACCCATATCAATTGTAAGACTAGGAGGACTGGCCACGGCAAAACTAGAACTTGCCGTACTTACAGCGTCAAAAAAATCATTTACGTAAGCAAAAGGAAAAGTTTGCTCAGCCAGGGGGACAATCGAATCAAACATGATATCAGTAACGTCACCCGGTGGAACGAACAAAAATACACCAGCATTCGTAAGACAATTAGTTAATTGTGTCAAACTGCAATCGCGGTACATAGACTCAGGTTCAAGTTCCCATGAAGCAAATCGCATTGCGTCATAAGACTCAACCGTTGTTGTAGCGGTAATTACCCCAGACACAGAAGTAAATGATGTGTATAAATACGAATATTGAAACGGACAACCGTAACCCGTCAAAGTACATTGAGTGTTGTTAAATTTTATTGAAAAGCTTGTATGAAAAGGTATTCTCACCCACCTTGATTACAGGCTTTTCGCATTTACAAAAATTAATTATGGCACGACCAGAAAGAAAAACAGTAGATTATTTCCCGCATTATATTAGTGATGGGAAAAAAATGTTCTTTATTGAACACAAATATGGTAACGATGGTTACGCAACGTGGTTTAAAATATTAGAATCATTAGCTTCAACAGACAATCATTTTATAAACTTGAACGATTCAACAAATATTATGTTCTTAAGTGCCAAATGTAAAATTGATGAAACTAAACTTTTTGATATATTAAATGATTTATCAAGATTAGGTGAAATTAATATTCAATTATGGGAGCAAAAAGTAATTTATTCAGATAAGTTTATTGAAAGTATTCAAGATGCCTATTCAAGGAGAAATAATAAATGTATGACTTTTGATAGTTTATGTGAACATTTAAGTAGTTTATGTATTACATTAACCCCATTCAAAGCTAAAAAAAGTAACAGTAATACACAAAGTAAAGTAAAGAAAATAAAAGTAAATGAAATAGATTATAAAGATTTCGGAAATAACTTTGAAATTCATTGGCAAACTTGGATAGGTTATAAACAAAATCAATTCGGTTTTAGATATAAAGAAACATCAACTGAACAAATTGCTTTCAACGATTTGGTAAATAAATCAAAAAATAATCAAATAGCTGCAATAGCAATAATTAATAATTCAATTTCAAATGGATGGAAATCATTAATTGCATTAAAAGAAAATTATCCTGATGAATATTTACATTCTCAAACTATAAAAACTTCCGAAGTAAGACAAATTGGAACTACAAAATCTATGTTCTTATGATAGCAGAATTTAATAAAATAGGAATAGAGCCTAAAGGAAATAGAACAAATCAAAAAGTAGCGTGTCCGAATTGTGTAACTGTTGGTAAAACGCATACAAAAGATACTTGTTTATCAATTGATTTAAACGATGGATTGTATAATTGCCATAAATGCGGCTGGAGCGGTTGCGTAAAACCTAAACTAATGAAAATAGAATATTCAATACCTTCAAAAAAGAATTTTACTAAACTTTCTGATAAAGGTTTACAGATGTTTATTGACCGTGGCATAACTCAGAGCGTTGTAATGAATAATAAGATAGCAATGAGTACAGATAGTTCATCTGTTATTTTTCCATACCTTAGAAACGATATTTTAGTAAATTACAAACAAAGATTTATTGATAAAAAAGATTTCCGACAAGCTGTAAATGCTGAGGCGATAATGTTTAATTACGACCGTTGCAAAAACTCAAAGGAAATTATAGTTTGTGAAGGTGAATTTGATGCGATGGCTTTTGAAGTGGCAGGATATGAATTTGCTACATCTGTAAATCAGGGTGCGCCAAATGTAAACGATAAAAACATTGATAAAAAACTTGAATGTATTACAAATTGTTACGAAATATTTGAACAAGCCGAGAAGATTTTTATTGCTACTGATAACGATGAAAACGGCAGAAGATTACGAGACGAATTAATACGAAGATTTGGAGAAGAAAAATGTTTATTAGTAGATTTCAAAGAGTGTAAAGATGCGAATGAATATCTTTTAAAGTACAATCATTTGAAGTTAGCAGAACTAATTAAAACGGCAAAAGAAGTTCCAATAGAGGGAATATTTACGGTGGATATGGTTTTCGATTCTATGTTAGATACTTTTAGAAGTGGAAAACAAAGAGGCTCTTCAACTTATTGGAAGGTAGTTGATGAGCATTTTACTTGGCGTTTATCAGATGTGAACATTTGGACTGGCTATCAAAATGAAGGTAAATCAACATTTTTAGAATCACTTTGTATATTGAAATCATTTTTTGAGGGTTGGAAATGGGCTGTATTTAGTCCTGAGAACACGCCAATTAATGACTTTTACGATAATCTAATCGAAATGTACATAGGAATGAGTTCAGACCCATTGTATAAATCTAATCAAATGAGTGAATCTGATTATTTTGAAGCTGCTGAGTTTATTAAGAATCATTTTTTTGTAATTTATCCTGAGAATAACTTTGAATTTGATAATGTTTTGGATAAAGCGCAATTTTTAGTAAAAAAATACGGTGTTCGAGGTTTAATTATTGACCCTTACAACACGGTTGAACATAAAATGGAACGAGGAGAACGAGAAGATTTGTATATTTCAAGGTTTATGTCAAAATTAAAGAAGTTTGCCGTAAAGAATTCAATCAGTGTAAACCTTGTTGCTCACCAATTAACGCCACAAAAAGACGGACAAGGACGTTATTTAAGACCTGACACGAACAGAATTAAAGGTGGTGGTACATTTGCCGATAAAGCGGATAACGTTATGTATATTTGGCGACCTGAAAGAGCATTGGATTTTTCAAGTACTGCTGTTATTTTTGGAAGTCAAAAGATTAAAAAGCAAAAATTAGTAGGTATTCCTGGTGACATAGAGAATATTCAATTTGATAGAAAATCGAACAGATATTATCACGATGGTAAAAGCCCATTTGACACGGTTGATGAATTAAGAACAGGAATAATAAAGGAAAAAAAGAGTCAATTAAATTTATTAATGATTAAAAATAATGAGTTTTGAGATGGAAAAGTTAAAGGAAATAAACGCTAATTTAATGAATGGAATATGAAAATATTAAATTTATACGCTTGTTTAGGCGGGAATCGTTATAAATGGGGAGATGAACACGAAATTACAGCAGTTGAATTAGACGCTGAAGCTGCGAGATTATACCAGGAACGATTCCCAAATGATACGGTAATAGTTGCAGATGCACACCAATATTTACTTGACCATTACAAAGAGTTTGATTTTATTTGGAGTTCTCCACCTTGCCCTAGTCATTCAAGAGCGAGGTATTGGAATAGTTCTAATTATGATACTACAACCGAAGCAATTTATCCTGATATGATGCTTTACCAGGAAATACTTTTTTTACAACATTATTTTAAAGGTAAGTATGTAGTTGAAAATGTTATACCATATTATACACCATTGATTGAAGCACAGAAAAAAGGTAGGCATTTGTATTGGTCTAATTTTATTTTACCTAATGATTTAGGAGATAGACAAATTAAAATAATAGCAGGGAAAGATGAATTAAAAAGATTATGTGAATTTCATGATTATGATTTTACAAATTACAAAGGCAAACAAAGTTTAATTAAAATGGCTCGTAACCTGGTAGACTATGAAGCCGGTAAAACAATCTTAGATACTGCAATGGGAATAATACATAAACAGAATGTAAACCAAACATCAATATTTGACTATGAAGAAATGTAAAAATTGCGCTGAAAAATTTGAACCGAGATTTTCAACTCTCGAAAAATATTGTTGGAACAGCGACTGTAAGCTAATCGAAGCACTACAAAAACTTGAACAAAAGAAAAAAAGCGAGTCAAAGGAATGGAGCGAAAGAAAATCAAAGCTGAAAAAAGATATGCTTACTTTACAAGACTATCTTAAAATTGCTCAACAGGTGTTTAATAAGTGGATAAGACAAAGAGACGAAGGATTGAATTGTATAAGCTGTGGTAAAGCAATTAAAGAGGGTAATTGTGATGCTGGTCACCTATGGAGTGCAGGAGGACACGCAAACGTGCGATTTAATGAACTTAATGTAAATAGTCAATGTTCTAGACCTTGCAACAAAGATTTAAGCGGAGACCCGAATAATTACAGAATTGGATTTATACGAAAATACGGAATAGCAAAACTCGAATATTTAGATAGTATTGCACACGCTGAAAAGAAGTATAGCATTGATGAATTAAAAGAAATAATCAACATTTATAAAAATAAATTAAAATAATAGTTGTTTATATAAAAAGAAAGTTTATATTTGTAGAACAAAACTAAAACAAGTCAAATGAAAACAATTGCAGAATTAAACGCTAAAATGGTATTGATTGCAGAATCAAACGGATTGACATACGAGCAATTCAGAAAACTACCAAGAAAAAAGTTTATTACAATGTGTAATATCTATAATCAAAAATAAACATTAGTCATTATGAAAAACGAAACATTCGAAGATGCAATTCCAAAACCAAATGGAATTTATTTCAAGCTACATTTAGCTAAGCAGGAAATAGGAAAAATTAACAAATCTGCGGACAATCCTTTCTTTAAATCGAAATACGCTGATTTAAACACTATTTTAGATGTCGTTGAGCCGATACTACATAAATACGGTTTAATCCTCTTACAACCGATTAAAAGTGGCTTAGTGCAAAGCGTAGTAATTGACATTGAAACGGGAATTGAAATAGTATCTGAAATTAAATTACCTGAGATAACCGACCCTCAGAAATTAGGCGGGTGTATTTCGTATTTTAGACGTTATTCTATTCAGTCACTTTTGAGTTTATCAATGCAAGATGATGATGGTAACGAAGTAGCTAAACACGTGAATAAACAACCGATATCGAACGAACGTTTTGAGAAGGCTATTATCGCAGTAAATGACGGAAAGGCGAAAAAAGAGGATTTATTTAAGTTTGAATTAACCGACTTACAAAAGTCAGCACTTCAATTGTTATAATTATAGGGAAAGCCGAAATCCTTTAATAGTAGGCAAATTTTAAAACAAAAAAATATGTTTCAGTCAAAAAACGAAGTTAACAAAGTTTACAAAACAAGTGATTTATCAATTTTCAAGCAAATAGACGGTAATAGAATACCTAATTTACAGCACGTTAAACGATTATCACAAAGCATAAGTTCAAATGGAATGAAATGCAACCCTATTTTAGTCAATGAAAAAATGCAAGTTATTGATGGTCAGCACCGCTTGATGGCGGCTCAGGAATCGGATTCATTTATTTATTACATTGTTATTGATGGATATTCTTTAAATGAAGTACACACGCTTAATTTGAACCAAAAGAACTGGAGCAAAAAAGATTTTATGGAAGGATATGCAAAAATGGGAGTTGATTCTTATGTAAAACTATCTAAATTTACTACCATAAATAATGATTTTTCGTTTAGTGATTGTGTTGCTCTTTGTTCTAATTTATCTACAGCAAGTTCTTCATCTATTGCTCAATCAATGAGAGGAGGTAAAGCAATAAATACTACTGAGATATTTGAGGGTGGAACTTGGAAGGGAAAGGATTTTCAATTAGCGCAAGATTGGGCTAATAAAATTCGAATGATAAAACCGTATTACAAAGGATATAACCGTAGCGCATTTGTTGGAACTATGATTGGATTGTTTACAAATGATAATTTTAATTTTAATGAATTTTTACATAAAGCAAGCCTTCAGCCAACAGCATTAGTTGATTGTTCAAGTAGAGAGCAATACAAAGTATTAATTGAGGATATTTATAATTGGAAAAGCAGAACAAAAACTAATTTAAGATTTTAATATGAGTGAGTTACTATTTAGATGTTCATCACTTGGCAATATTATGACAGAATCTCGGAGCAAATCTGAGGTTTTGTCTGAAACTGCAAAAGGTTACATTCAAGACTTATTTAAGGAGCGTGAATTAGGGATTTACAAGGAGTTTTCAAGCCGTTATACTGATAAAGGATTAGAGATGGAAGACGAAGCAATACAATTCGCTTCAGAGGTTTTAAATTGGGATTTTGTAGTAAAAAACGAAACAAGATTTAACAACGAATGGTTAACGGGAGAACCTGATATTAATACGGATTCATTACTTGCGGATATTAAATGTTCGTGGAGTGGTTCAACTTTTCCGATGTTTGATGATACGTTAAAAAACAAGGCATACTATTGGCAGCTGCAAGGTTATCTTATGTTAACAGGGCATTCAACAAGCGAACTTGTGTATTGTCTTATGAACACGCCCTTACAGATAGTTGAGGATGAGATACGCCGCCAGCATTGGAAATTGAATTTAATCGAAGAGGATTTAGATGTTAGGCAAGCGGTTCAGGATATGCATAATTTCGACCATATTCCGAGTGAATTAAGAGTAAAACGTTTTATCGTAGAAAAAGACGAATCATCACAAGAAAAAATAAAAGAGCGTGTAAAGGTTGCACGAGATTATTATCAACAGTTAAAAAACAGATTATGAAAGGAATTGAAAAATTAGTTGAATTAAGTAAAAAAGAACAAGATGAGTTTGAGAGTATTGTAAAGCCAGTTATGAAATGGTTAGCAGAAAATCACCATCCTCATATTCATCTAGTGATTGAATCTAATACAGCTCAATTATATGAAGGACAAAAGGTATTTAATACAAATGAATTTTTAGTAGATTAACATAAATAAAACAAATAAATATGAGTAGTTTAATAAATTTTAGTATGAAGAACGCAAAGGGTGGGTACACTAACTACACAATGAGCGTAAACGACAAACAAGACGATTACGGCAACAATGCGAGCGTATTTGTTTCTCAAACCAAAGAAGAAAGAGAGTCTAAAACGCCTAAAAAGTTTGTAGGCAATGGAAAAGTAGCCTGGACTGATGGAAATATCGTTAAAGCTGAGTTCGTAGAGCGCAAGGATGCGAGTGTTCCGATTCAAGACACGGTAGATAACGATTCACTTCCTTTTTGATAACAATGGGAGCGTAAAAACCTCCCTTTAAAACTAAAATTATGACAGCAGTAGATATTTTAGAAAATAAAACAGAGGCAGATGCCATCGCTTTATTTGATGGGTTTTTAACTTTTAGAGAGTTTATGGATAATCTTAATAAATATTTTGAAAAAGCTAAAAAAATGGAGAAACAGCAGATAATTGATGCCACATATTATGGACATTTAAAAGGATGGGTAGATGATGGTGTTGAAAATAGCCATGGAGAACAATACTACAACGAAACCTATAATAAAGAATAAGATGACAGCCGTAACATGGTTATTAGAAAATCTTATATCAGAACCATATTCAGAAGCAGACTTTGAACATAATAATGAATGTTGGGATAAGGCAGAAGAAATGGAAAAGCAACAGATAATGAATGCTTGGTTAGTAGATGGTTATACAGATATTTCAGATGATAATTGGAAATCAGAATTTAATGAATACTACAACGAAACCTTTAAAAACACGAAAAAATGACAGCAAAACAACTATCAAAAGTAAATAGTTTAGCAAGGGAAATGATACAGCAGCATTTGTTGACTGAAAATATAACCTTAGCGAAGTTTTCAAGAGATGCGGGACTTAGTCAAAATCAAATATGGCTGTATTTAAACGCTTCAAACACGAACAAAGGACTTCACACAACTACACTTGAAAAAATCGGAAAATATCTATTAGATTATGAAACTGGCAATATTTAAAATAGGAGTGATTATCGTGATTTGTGCGCAAGTATTCGCAGTATTTATGATCTTACAGCCTGAGAAAAAAAGTGCAAAAACACGAATTAAAAAAGCAGTGTATCATTACGGCGAGCCTATCGACTCCGCAAACGACAAAAGCCTGAGTAATGGAAAAAGAAACTACTACAATTATTTAGAAATAAATTGAGTTGTAACGTAAAAAATAAAACACGTATGAGAAATGAAGTAGAAAAGTTGATAATAGACTGGCTTAAAAGTGATAATGAGAATACAACATATTTAGCAGGTCAAATATGTTTTTTATTGAACGTTCCTAAGATTGCAGATGTGGCGAAATTAAGGACTAAAATAAACAAGCACAAACCCAAATTAAGATTATCAGAGGTTTTTCCGCAGGAAAAAACGATATAAGCCATAACTGCAAACGTGTGTTATGTGATGTACGATTATTAACAACTAAATATTATTGAAATGGCAAACTGTAGAGCTTGTGGAGGCGTATTAGGAAGAGATTGTTATAATGAAGCTGAATGTTTAGAAATATCAAGACAACAATACGAAGATGATTATGATGATAGAGGATTGAATCATTATATTTCTATTTTGATTTACACAATGGAACAAAAAGGAATTAATATACCAAATTCATTTTCTCCAGAACCGCCATTAATTATGAAAATTCCTTATAGTTGTGAAAATCGATATATCG